ATATTCAACAGCAAGTGCGTAGTCCTGGCGTATCCCATCAGTTAAAATTAACGTGGGATCAATTACAGTGTACTGTAGCGGTGCATCTATGGCAGGCACTAAAGTTGACCCATAGCTAGATTCCGGTAAACCATCACAATCGCTTGGTCCTTTTCGACTATTCGCGCCAGAGGAAACAGCATTCCTAGTAACGTCTGAATTGCTGTAAGGACTAACCCGTGGGAGTAATTCAATAGAAGGATTTAGTCCAAAATTAGTTGCAATATAGGGATCAATAAATCCGTAATAGGTTATTTCACAAATACCTACATAGTGTAACCATTCTCCTCCCGCCCAATATTTAGAAACTAGATCATCTGCATACGATTCAAAATCATCAAACCATGAATACGCGACAGGCGGGGGGATAGGAAGAGTAAACGGGGGAATACCTACTTCCGTAATTTGCAAGGTACCAAAATCTTCCAATGTATAATTGCGTCCATATACATTATAGAAAACGTAAATTGACCCAACTGGCCCTCCTATCTCCTGCAATAAAGACTTTCCCGGAAGTCGTTTTTGCAACCCGGCTTGATACGGAAAAGTACCTTGAACAACTTGAAGTTGTTCAAAGTCTTGTTGATCTACGCCTCGAAGGACACGATCAGTTGTAAGCTCAGTCGTTACCAGCATTTTCCGTGCGAGTTTCCAACCATGCTTGTTGCGCGTCGTTTGCGATGACTTGACCCTTACGTGTGTCCTTCATTTTTGTCATTCGCGCCACACACGCTAAAATCAGCGGACGCTCTAACGAAGGAACCAACAATTCATCATCGTCTTCAACCAGTACATTTTTCGCGTAGTAAGACAAAACAAGCCCATCGTTTGCCTCTATAGAGGAAAAAGGATATACGTTAATCTGACTCGCAGAAAAATAGAAATAAACTGGATTACCGCTCCACTTCAATCCTGAACGCGGCGCTTTACCTTTTTGCAAGATAGTAAAATCATCCGTTTCGGCATCCGACTTCTGAAAGCTCAGCGAGTTGAAAAGTTGATAATTGGTGGGGAGGTCAAATAAATGCTCCGCCGCAGTTGCGATTGTGTAAGGTGCCCAGTCGAGTAACTCACGATATTTTGACTTACCAGTTAAAGCCGAAAGCTCCTGATTGATGACGGCATCTAGCAAATTTTGATAAGTGTTATCACCTTCAATACCTGCTTCGGCTCTGATTAAATCTCGGATTTCGTCTAAATTCATTTTATTTAACTGGAGGAGGTAGAGCTTCGTCCTTGACGTAGGCTTTAGCGGCAGATGTTATATCCCCTTGGAACATTTGAGCAATTTGCACATCGTCACTGTGTAACATCCGAATCCGACGAACAGCCGCACGAATTAAGAAAGGTTCTAACCGTTGAATCGGGTTGGTTGTAGAAAGATTGGCAGCGGTGATTGTAGGGGGATTTTTATAATATACTAAAATCAGCGCATCTCCAACAATCAAATCAGTTGTAGGTTGAACTTTGATTTGCGTTCCAACAACCTCGAATTTCTTGGGGTGTCCCCAAAAGCCACGGGGAGCCGGTTCAGTGGATTTATCTTCATCAATCAAAGGCCACTTTTTAGCGGTATCTGCATCTACAAAATCAATTGCATGATGGATAAAGAAATCTGTTGGGAGATTGATGAATCCAGTTGTATCGGTAAACGAAAGAGCTACTTCTTGACGAAGCTCAAAAGGACGCTGACTTCCGACAGCATCCTTAAACAATTCGTTGAGTAGGGCAATTACCACTTCATTGAAATCATCATCCGCCTTTACCCTTGCTTCGGATTTGATTTGATCTAAAAGATTTTGGAATGTCATAAAACTTCCTTTACACCACAGGAGGGGGACCGCCCCTTAAACGATCCCCCTCCTCCTTTTATCGGTGCCTCCAACAACACCAAATTGACTTCTCTATGCGTCCAAGAACAGGTCAATCTTACCCACTGCCGATGCAGCTTCCCCGCCAGAGAGGACTGTCGCACCGCCAGCCCAAGCTGAGTTCGTCAACGTCTCAGAAATGGCGATACTGTTACCCGCAGTGCCGGGAGTGATGGCCGTGACGGTCAACACGCCTAAAGTAGCCGAAGCAGTAACGCTAGTGTTAGCGACTGTTCCAGTTCCGTAGGTGGTGCCCGCTCCGGCTGCTCCACCGATTGCAGCGGCTAGATTGGCCGCCATTGCGGTTTCATCCGCACCAATCAACACGTTATTGGCAGTATTAGTCAATGTCGTGTTAAGGGTGTACGTTTGCCCGCCAATGACGACAGTTTGCGTGTCGGCTCCTGTAATGAGAGTCACCGTGAGAGCTTTGCTTGCCGCGATTGCGGTAGCCGAGAGCGATGCGATGAATTCAATGTCAGCCACTAATACAAACCGTTTAGCAGTTCCTAAACCGAGCGTTTCTTCGTCCACATCGCCAGTGGCAACATAGAGGTCAGTATCGCTGGCGATGCCAGCAATAAGAACACTTGTGCCGTTGACGGTTGCTTCTCGAACATTCGGTGTGATGTTTAATAGCACCGGATTTGTTTCCGAAGCGTAAATGAATACGCTTTTCGTTTCACCGGGAATTAATGTAATTACGTTCTGGACACGCAAATTTGATTGCGTGGAGAACGGTCCTTTTGCGTGTCCGCGACTCATGTGTTTTTAGTAGCTACTAAGATGGACCAACAGCGCCGATGCCGCGCGGGGTTTCGTATCCAACAGTGAAACGCATACGCAACGTGCTGTAGAACACATGAGGATTGTCGCCGAATTTCTCCAGCGGCGTGATTTCCGGCGCAACACGGTCAATCAGCGTCAAGCCGTATCCGGCTGCGCTTGGCTCCCATCCGACGAACCAGAAATCTGGATTCGTAAGATAACGAAGCGGGACATAGTTCAACTTGAACACGCCCTTAGCCGCGTTTGGCCGATTGTCAGTCGTATCGGGATTCATCTGCGAATTTACAACGGACCAAGCCTGTTCGCAGAGCGTAGGGCTGACCATTGGAACGTAGATGTTCACCGTGCCGTTATACGAAATCGGCAAGTTGTTGGTATCCGTGAGGAGCATCAACAAATTGGTGATTGCGTTGAACACGCTTTCAGTGGTGATTGGGATTGAACTTGGGATCAAGTTGGACCAATCGCCGCTGCCGTTTTCACGGGGATGCGCTTCGGAGAACAGAGGTTGCCCATCAATGTCATACGCCTGTGAAGTCGTACCATTGTTGAGCAAGTCCGCTGCCACCATGTCTTTGATGACAACAGCGCCACGAATCATCGACTTTGGACGATCCGCGAGGAGCTTCCAGAGTTCGTCTTCGATGGACTGCTTATCAATGATGTATCCGAGACGGTACTGAACCGGCACGAACACAGAAGGGAATCCCTTCGGCGGGGTGGCAATCGGGAGCGGCTGAGTATCCCGGTTCTTGAACGGCAGTCCGAGTCCCCCGATGTAGCTGCGTTTTTCAAACGGGCGCGTCGAGGACTCCTCGCGCATGAACCGATTGAATTCTTTTGGCTGAGCAGCATAGAGTTCCTCGCGGATTTGCGAGAAATTGTAATCCATGTGCTCCGCGATTTCTTCCATTACGATCATAATTTTTTGGTAGCCACTAAATTAAACTGATTGAATTGCAGCGGGAATCACTTCCACAATCACGATGGGGTTGAACGTATCCGCATCTTGAGCAGTTTCAATACCGCCTCCTGCAATACGTGTCGGCTTTTCTACAACAACGAAGAAATCGTCAGTGGTATTATCAACATCCAAATAGTGGACTCCAGCCACCAGTTTGATGCCGTATTTCTGCCCAATTACCACTTCGGATAATTGAGGAGCGCCGGTGGTTTCAGTGAGCGTTTCCGATCCATCCGTAACGGTGATCGTGAATCGCTGACCTTCGAGGGCGACAGGAAAGTGCCGGTCCCCGAACATAGCATAAGGTGGGTTAACTACAGCCGACGCTTTAGAATCATCTAAAACAAGACCGCAAGACAGGACCGCTCCATCTGCGAGTGCGACAAGCGCACCCGAAGTGAGCACAACAAACTGATGAGCCACGAGCGTATTTCCCGCATCGGGCAAACCAGATTCACCGCCAACCATTTCTGGCCGGTTAGTGATTTTCCGCGCGTAAAGCGTCGGGCGAATTAACATAGGTTTGGTTTGGTTTTACTGCAACGCGAGTTCCGATGCTCGATTTGGATCTTGTACTGAACCAACACCTTTCGGAATAGGTGTCGGGGCGTCTTCGCCGTAGCTACGACTTACTCGCTGCAAATCTTGATTGGTCAACACGCCGGGATCATCTCCAACGACTTTTGACTCTCCAACAATTTCACGGTTTACACGGTCCCGGCTCTGATTCGAGTAAATTTGATTCACCGCGCGCTGTAACTGTAGCGGGCGAAACATCAAAACGAACTTCCGTTTACCGACAACACGCACAACAGGAATCAGCTTGGGCGACTTTTTGGCATCTTCGCCAGAATCATTTTTAGCAGCTTCTAAATTGAGAGTTTTGAAGACTTCCCATCCAGCCGCTTGTACCCGAGCATCTGCGATGACTTGAGGCTGGCGAGCTTCCTCGATTTCAGGACCGTCTTCCACCCATTTAGAAGCGAACTTTTTCGAGTCAAATGTAGCTGGAAGCGAGAAGCGAGAACCTGCCATTATGCGAGGTCCGCTTGTTAAGGCTGTTAATCCTTCGATCATATAATTACTTTTTTGGAGGTAAACCGTGGCGAAGATGTACGCCAATTTGGTTCATAATCGCAACCGTTTCGGCTTGCGTTGCTTGCGGAGCGCCATTGGCTGGGGGTTGCGTATGATTAGGAAGTACGCCGGACTGCATTGTATTTCCAAAACTCGGAAGCACTTGCTGCATAGGGGCTGCCGGTTTTACTGGATTATTCATCGCGTATGCTCCGTATGCCATTTGCGTCAAATGTTCGATAGTTGCATCGGAAATTGCAGCTCCTTGCTGGACAAGTACTGAGAGATTTTCTCGAACGGATTTTGCCACTTCGGGAATGGCGAAAACTTGAGGCTTTGATCCCTGCGCGTTAGCGAGGAGGGAGTCAGCTCGCAAATCGCCAACAGACGCCGCAAGCGGTCCAAGTTGACCCAAAATGCGACTTTCGACTCGTTTTTCACTATCAACGAACATTTTGGCATAAACGGTGGCAGCTTCGGGCTTGAGTCCGTTTTTAATGAAATCTGCTTCAAGGACCGCTTGAGGGTCAGAGGGAGCAGTTGGATTTCCATCCACCGGCAAATTGTGAGTTTTAACCACCCGCTCAAGTTTGTCAGCACGAGACTGAACATTGCGAGCGAAATGCTCAGCTTTGTCAGCTTTGGTTGCTGCTTCTTTAACTTGAGTTTGTAAGGTAGTAAATTCACCGCGAGATTTTTGTATGGCTGCTCTTACGTTGTCGGGAAGTTCGTCCAAATCAATTCCTGCATAGGGATCAGTTGGCGAGTCGTCCGGTTGTTTTCCTGATGCCTGCGCTGCCGCAGATGCACCTTTCTCTTCCATTCGGCACGATTGTAAGTAAGCAGTCATGGGCGATACTGATCGCATCCACGCACTAAGCTCAGCTTTAATTTCTGATGTAAGCATATACGATTTAGGGTGTTATGTCAAATTTATTTTTTGGATAAATTGATTAGGGTTTGGGTTATGTGCTGGGTTTGTTTGAGCTTCTGCCGGATTTCTTCGGCAGAAGTTTTATCATCTGATAAAAGTTGGTTGTGAAGCGGTGTAGTAAAAGTGTTTTTGAAAAATTCTTTGATGTCATTTTCAGGAAACCCTTTTAAGAATTCGGCGAAGTCCATTATACGTGAAGGGAGGCAAGCTCTTTATGGTAATCTTTAAGTTCCGCTTCCAACCAATGTTCAGCTACGTGAAGGGAGGCAAGCTCTTTATGGTAATCTTTAAGTTCCGCTTCCAACCAATGTTCAGCTTCCTGTAATTTGGTAGTTGCGAGACTTGTGTTGCGGGTAGTTTTCAGCGTTTGCTGAAAATTTTGACGAAGGATTCTGATTCGTTCAATTTGACCTTGGAGGATTTCTAACGCGCTCATTGAGATAGACCTAATTCTTTGGGTTTGGATTTATTTGCTAGTTTACCTTGCTTCAACTCATTTTCTTGATCCTGCTGAGCAGATTCGTCTTGAGCCATCGCCATCTGCATTTGCATTTGTTGTTGCATTTGCAGCATCACAAATTGCTGATGGATTTGGATTTGTTGGGCAAGGTATTGTGTAACAGTCAGTCCCGGCATTGGCGCGGGATTTCCAGCCATTGTCTTATTATAGACAGAATTAGTATCTTGTAAAAACCGGGTTTTAACCCGTAGAGCGATTTGATGATCTTGCGTAGGGTCAAGCATGACCATTTCTCCTCTATAGGTCGCCGTTGCTTGTTCAGTGGCAAAAGAGACTTGGAACTCAAATCCATTGTCTTTCACCGCATCCATAGCTTCGGTGAGCTTTAATTCGCGGAAAAGTGCTTTCCAGAGCACGGCTTGATCTAGAAAGGGGGAAGCGGTTGCCGATGCAATCGCTTGTTGCAAATGTTGCTGTTTTGCGATGGATTCAATGAAGGACGAGCCTACATCCGTCTTTACACCAATTTCAATCGCAAAATCTTGATCGCTAATTGGAGGAGAATTATCGTTTCCACAAATCCGGTCCCGAATGTTTTTTGGAACGAATTTTCCTGTATAGGACCAAACACGTTTTGCATATTGCCCGTAATGACATAGAGCAAAATGATCGACATCCGCAGTTACACCAGACATCGACGCTTGGAACGCATTCGACGCTTCCGTAGCTGTTGTACGAGAGCCCATTGCTTTTCCGAGAATTGCATCAACGGCTTTGCCGGAAGTTTGCGCGGCATCCCGTGTTTGCTGCATGAATGCCAGTGTTGTATTGGTCGCATCGTAGGGAACGCGACGAACGACATCTTGCGAAGTATGTACTTCATATTTCGCTCCCGGCGCATTGACATTAGAAACATTCGCCGCCGGAGAACCTGATAAAATTTCCGTTGGAGGATTGTTGATCCAGTCTTTGTTCAGAACGAATTGTTCCTTGGACCGAACTAATTCATCATAATGAGATTCAAGGATTTCTGCAATAGAAGGAGTGTACATCCCCGAATCTAAATCGGGAATATGGGAGCATCCGTAAAGAGGAAGCCGCTTTTTAGGATAGTATAATTCCTGAATCCGAATTGGGACGATGGAACCTGAGAAAAGATTATTGGCGTAACATTGGACAATGTAACGCTTCATCTCATTTGTTCCCGGCAACTGGAGGAAAGGATAAAACGTCCAAAGAGCTTCTCCAGCCAGTTCAGGTCGCAACTGTGTGATTGACGAACGAGCATCTTCCGGCAAACCGGCGAGGAATGAAGCTGTTTCGGGACCGTATAAATATTGTGGCGACTGCAACTTATCCAAGTTGAGATAGCCAAATGGATTCAGTTGAGGATGATATTGATTCGGCATCAACTTTGCGCGAGGCACAAGATCGAAAAAGAATGGACAACCTTGCTTTTCCATTTCATCCACTGGAAGCGAAGCGTTTAACCACAACTTCCGAATCGACACCGGCTCAAAAGTGGTGCCAATTTTAGTAACTAGTAAAAAATCATCCGAAGTTTGCTCCACATCAATTTCAAACTGAAAATCCGAAAAACAAAACGAAATTCCGTAAAGATAATGATGTTGCGCGAGCTTCAAATGCTTCTGTCTAACGTCTTGACACTCATTATTCCAGTCTAAAATCGCATTTGCAGACCGAATTTTGCGCGTTGTAGGCGTATAAAACTCGTCTTCCATCGGCGTATAGACAAAACGAGGCCGATTGAACTGGACTGGACGATCTTTCCACGAAATGAAGTAATTCAGGTTTTTGAGACGGTCCACCGTGTCAAAAATGATCGTATCGGCCAATTCTACCTTGTCTTTTTGCTCGTTGATCGTTTTTTCTTCCGGTTTTTGTCGGGAACGGGCTCGATCTTCGTTCCGCTTGACTTCATACATCTTTTGAAGTCGATTCCACTTGGCTTCAAACGGGAGACGCGATGTGACTTGCGGCCACACGTAGTCATTGAACATGTCCCTGAAAATCGTTTGAAGTTGTTCAAGGGGAAAAGACCCCGCGAGGTTCGGCGGGAGCTTGGCTGTTAGCTCTGTAAGAGCTTGAAGGGTTGCTTGACGTTCAACGAGGAGCATAGATTATGTTTGAAAAGAGTACACTACTTGGTCCCTTATTACCAGCTTTATCTTTTGCCTCTATAGAGGAAAAAAAAGATTGATACGTGAGCGTCGGAAGCGCGGCATAGGCAAATGCGTCGAGTTCATCGTCGTCGTAATCCTGTGTTGTATCTTTGGGGAGGCCGCGCTTTTCGCCTTTCTCGAATGTCTGCCAGAAGAGTTCTGTCATTTTGGCGAGCGCGGCGGCGACTCCCGGCTCGTTTATGAGAAAGTAAATTTTCGAGCCGGGCGGGACCTGGCCTGGATTGGTTGGGTGTGGAAGATGGAGTTGCGGCTGCAACATGTCGTTAAGTTGGGTAGCGCGCAACTCTGGACCGATTGTAATGGACGGGCGGACAACCAGACCATGCTTGATGTAGTTTAGCGCAAAGGGTCTTTTTGTGTTTTCATCGGTTTTGAAGGAATGATAATCAATGTAAGTGATTTGAATCGCATGGGAAGGGGACGCGGGGACTTCGATGAAGTGGTCGGGAGATCGGGGATTTTTTTGACGGGTGTTGCCGGATAGATGGATGATATCCGTTACGCGCTCCTCGATTGAGCGTTGTGCCTGTGAGTAAAATTTATAAACGTATCGGGTGTTATCCGGGGCAAGGGCAATCCAACAACAAGCCGTTACATGTCCCCATCCGGGGTCGAGGCCACGGAAAAGAAGAAGAGGACGAGGATGGTATTTTTCTTGAAGTTGTTGGAAGGTGAGAGGTATTGCGTGGATTTCTGGTGCGTAGTTCTTGAGGATGACGGGAGAGGAAGAGTAAAAGAGTCCTTTGATACGTGCTTCCCCTTGCGGCTTCCCCTCCCACATCGTAATCATGTCTTTCTTTTTATCATCTGGTAAAATGTAAGATGGTGTGTCGTGAATGCCGAATCCATGAAAGACGTATGGATGTAAGGGGAGGGACTCCGTTCCTTTGAACACTTTATATGCAAGGGCGGACTTTGATGCGGTGTTGCGCTGTTCGTAGGGTGTATAATCCCAAGAACCAAACGCGGGATACTTAAATCGCTGGCGAACTTCGTTGAATACATCCTGTGGGACACCTTCCGTTAACATTATGCCATCCACGGCAGCACCAGACCACTTTGTATCCTTGGAATCATAGGACTTGAAGAGGATTGTAATGGAGGGAGAGAGTCGGA